TCCGATAACCCCAAAATCAGGAGGCACCCCATGGCCACCATGGATATCTTCGAAGGCGATGCCTTCTCGATCATCGAACTCACCCGTGCGCTCGAAAACATCCCTTTCAAGCCAGCGACCCTGTCTGGTTCGGGTCTGTTCGGGCCGCGCGGCGTGCGCTCTCGCACCGTCGTCATCGAAAGCCGCGACGGCACGCTGTCGCTGATCCCGTTCTCCGAACGCGGCTCAGCCTATGACCAGCAGACCCCCGAACGCCGCGATGTCCGCGCCTTCGTCTGCCGCCAGTTCAAAAAGCAGGATGTGATCTGGGCCTCGGAAATCCAGCAGGTGCGTGACTTTGGCTCCGAGTCCGCCACCCAGCAGGTGCAGGCCGAAGTCGCTCGCAAGCTGGGCCGCCTGCGCAACGACGCCGAGACCACCTTCGAGTATCACCTCTTCAACGGCATTCAGGGGCTGGTGAAAGACCCGCGCGACGGCGCCACTGTGGTGAACTACTTCACCGAGTTCGGCATCACTCCCGCCACCGAGGTGGATTTCGATCTCGACAACGCCACACCGGCCTCAGGCGCGTTGCGCAAACGTTGCCAGGCGCTGATCGAAAGCGTCGAGGACACCATGGGCGGGCTCGCCACCGGGGCAATCCAACTCCGCGCCGAATGCGGCTCGGCCTTCTTCGCCGATCTGGTGGCGCACAAGGAGGTGCGCGAGACCTACCTCAACACGGCCGCCGCCGCCGATCTGCGGTCCCGCATCGCCGACGAGGTCAGCTTCGGCGGCATCACCTTCCGCCGCTACCGCGGCGGTGCAGGCTTCGGCGTCGCAACCGACAAGGCCGTGTTCTATCCAGAATCCGTCGACGGGCTGTTCGAGATCTACCACGCCCCTGCCGATACCTTCGAGACGGTCAACACGCTGGGCCAGCCGCTTTACGCACGGATGATCCCGGACCGGGATCGTGATGAATGGGTCCGGCTGGAGATCGAGAGCAACCCGTTGCCGATCTGCACCCGCCCGCAGGTGCTGCGCTCGGCGCGGCGGACGTGATGTCCGCCTTTGCTGCTGCCGTCGGCGCGCTCTTCGCCGATGGCAACATCGGACGCGATGCCGTCTATATCGCCGACGGCGGCGCACCGGTTCTGGTGCGCCTCATTGCCCGACGCGCCGATGACGTCACCGAGTTTGGCGATGCCCGGCTCTGGTCGGAAACCACCCGCGTCGACCTGCAGGTGGCAGAGATACCGAACCCGCGCCCCGGTGACAGGATCGAGATCGATGGTGACGCCTTCCTCATTCAAAGCGAGCCAGTCCGTGATCGCGAGCGGCTGGTCTGGACCGTGGACCTGAGGCCTGCATGAAACTACGGCTCGACATAGACCCCGACATCGTCGCCCTGATGGCGGCCGAGGTCGCGGCGGGGGAGCGTGCGGTGACGGCCGCGATGCGCGAGGCTGGGACCGGTCTGAAATCCGCTTGGCGGACGCAAATCACCGGCGCGGGGCTGGGCACCAGGCTCGCCAACTCGATCCGGCTCGCCAGCTTCCCGAAGTCTGGTGAAAGCCTGAACGCCGCGGCGCTGGTTTGGTCGAACGCCCCGGTAATCGTCGGCGCGCATGACACCGGCCCGCTGATCCGCTCGAAGAACGGCTTCTGGCTGGCGATCCCCACGCCAGCGGCTGGCAAATCCACGCGCGGCGGCCGGATCACCCCCGGCGAATGGGAACGCCGCACTGGCCTGCGCCTGCGGTTCATCTACCGTCGTCGCGGACCAAGTCTGCTAGTCGCTGAGGGGCGGCTGAACACCAAGGGCCGCGCGGTGGGATCAAAGTCGAAAACCGGCCGGGGCGTTGTGACCGCGCCAATTTTCTTACTGGTACCGCAAGTCAAGCTGCCGAAGCGGCTGGACTTGGCGCGGGATGCCGAGCGGGCGCATGACGCGGTGCCGGGACTGATCGTGGCGAACTGGGTGGACGGTCGGCGATGATTTGTGACGATGATGCAAAGAATTCTCAGCGCATAATTGGATCGCCTACGTCGCCAGTGACCCCTATCTGCGTCCCAGCTTCCCGAATTCGCTGTCCAGCAAGGCGCGGATTTTTTTCGCCGCACCGCGCAGGGCTGCGTCTACATTCGCGTCATTGTGGGTAACGGTCTGCGGCTGCATCCCTTCGGGGCGTGCTTCGACGGTACAGCGAATATCGTCGGATCCACCTTTGGCGCCGTTCACATCGGCTAGATGCACTTCGATCCGTGACAGACGATCAGTCAGATGGCCGAGTGCGGATGTAACAACCGTTTCGGCCACTTCGGCCAGGCGGTCATCGCCCTGTATATTGGCATCGGTATTAAGTTGAAACTGCATGTCGGTTCTCCTGTGTGTGCGTTTACCTACCATGTGAAACCATGAAGATGACTGATCCAGCGCAAGTCCACCTGCACGATCATTAACAACGCCTGCGCATTGATAGCTTGGGCGAGGATGCAAAGCCAACGACAATGCCCACTCCCCGCGAAACTATCCTTTCCGCGCTGCACGAGCTGCTCTCGGCGTTGCCCGCCACTATCCTTCGCGGCGACGTTTTGCCCGAGCGCGTCCCCGCCGCTGGCCTCCTGATCCTGCGGGATGGCGAACCGGGTGACCCCGAGGTCACGCTGTCGCCCCTGTGCTACCACTACCAGCACCGGGCCGAGATCGAGGCGGTTGTGCAGGGCGCTGCGCGTGACACCGTCTTCGGCACACTTTGCGCCAGCATCGGCGTGGCGATTGCCGCCGACCGCACACTCGGCGGCCTTTGCGACTGGGTCGAGGCGGAAGCGCCGCGTCCGGTCGATCTGGCCGTCGAGGGTGCTGCCAGCCTGAAGGCTGCGGTGATCGCGGTCATCCTGCATTATTCCACGGCCGATCCGCTGGCCTGACCCCCACACGATAGGAGAACACGATGGCACGAGCTCATGGAGCGCGGGCGCAGATGGCGCTTGCGTTCGAAACCGTCTATGGCACTGCGCCCGCTACGGGCTTTCGCACGGTGCCCTTTGCCAGCACCACGCTCGGGTCCGAGCAGCCGCTGATCGCCTCGGAACTCTTGGGCCAGGGGCGCGACCCGCTGGCGCCGATCAAGGACGCGGTCACCGCCGATGGCGATGTCTTGGTGCCGATCGATGTCGAGAACCTCGGCCTCTGGCTGAAGGCCGCCTTCGGTCAGCCTGCCACCGCCGGCACCACGCCCAAGACCCACACCTTCCAGTCCGGCAATTGGACGCTGCCGAGCCTCGCCATCGAGGCGGCCATGCCCGAGGTGCCGCGCTATGCGATGTATACCGGCTGCGTTGTCGATCAGCTGTCTTGGCAGATGGCGCGGTCGGGCCTGCTGACCGCAACGGCGCGCCTGGTGGCGCAGGGGGAAAGCGTCGCAGCGGCCACGGCTGCTGGCACGACCACTTCGCTGGCGCTGCAGCGTTTCGGTCATTTCAACGGCGCGATCACCCGCAACGGCACAGCGCTCGGAAACGTCGTCTCGGCCGAGGTGACCTACTCCAACGGTCTCGACCGGATCGAGACCATCCGCTCGGACGGGCGGATCGAGGGGGCCGATCCCGGCATGGCCGCGCTGACTGGCCGGGTCGAGGTGCGCTTCGCCGACAGCACGCTGATCACGCAGGCCATCGACGGCAGCCCTTGCGAGTTGGTCTTCGCCTGGAGCCTTGGGGCGAACGCCAGCTTCACCTTCACCGCCCATGCGGTCTATCTGCCGCGCCCCCGGATCGAAATCCCGGGCCCGCAGGGCATCCAGGCCACCTTCGACTGGCAAGCGGCCAAGGCCGTCAGCCCCGCCCGCATGTGCACCGCCGTCCTCATCAACACCGTAGTGGGATACTGAACCATGATCAGACTGAACCTGACCGCCACACCTGCGTGGCTGACCCTTGCCCCTGGCCTCCGTCTGCACGTTGCACCGCTGACCACCGCCTTGATGGTCTCAGCCCGCGCCGATCCGGCCATCGAAGCTCTGCCGGATACAGCCACCCAAGAGGAACTGGCGCTGACCATGGCCAAGGCCGTCGCCCGGCGTGCGGTGCTTGATTGGGAGGGCGTCGGCGATAACGCGGGCGAGGTCGTGCCGGTCACACCCGAAGGCATCGATGCCCTTCTGGAAATCTGGCCGGTCTTCGAAGCCTTCCAGACCCAATACGTCGCCAAGGGCCTGATCCTGGACGCGGAAAAAAACGTCTCCGCGCCCTTGCCGAGTGGTCCTTCGGCGGGGGCGATCGCTACTGCGCGGCCTGTGAAGGGCGCTGCCCGGACTGCCCAGCAAGACTGAACCGGCCGCAGACGGAACAGGGCTGGCAGGTCTGGGACCTGGTCGGCCGCCTTGGTGGCCAGTTGCGGGTGATCCCCGGTGCGGTGCTCGGCTGGGA